TCGTCGCGCAGCGCATACAGATGAATAACAGCATAACGCTGATGACGCGGGATCCCGAAACGGGAGAACAGTTTGAGGTTGTTGATGCCGGCGGCCATGTCCGCGGACATATGGATGGTGTTGTCTATCATCATCCAGCTGCGCCAAAGACCGCGCACGTTTGGGAATGCAAGGTTACCAATGAAAAAAAGCTGAATGAGTTCCGCAAGATAAAGGCGAAGGACGGACAAAAGGCTACGCTTAAACAGTGGAACTTTGTCTATTGGGTGCAGGCCCAGCTTTACATGCTTTACGGCCATTACAAGCGACACTGGACAGTTGTCGCGTCTGCCGGGGCGAGGGATTGGGATGCCTGCCGCACAGAGTTGGTGCGCGACGAAGCTGAATATTTTGCAGAGCGTTTGCGCTCGATGGTTGAAAACTACAACGAACTACCGGAACGCATTTCGGAATCACCAACACATTTTGAGTGCCGATGGTGTGACGCTAAAGAAGTGTGTCACGCCGGCGCAACGGTCGAACGTAATTGTAGAACGTGCGCCTACTCGCGGCCCGTGGACGGGCCGCAGTGGCATTGCCAGGAACATGACGAAATTTTGTCGCCGGAGAAACAGGCAGCCGGATGTGATGCCTATCAGGTGCGGGAGGTGATGTCGTGAAGCAATGCCCAATGTGTCTGGGCGATGGGCGCGTCGAGCAGGAATACACGGTCGGCGGTTACACGCCCGATCGATGGATGGAAATACGAGTGAAGATGGTCGAGTGCGAGAAATGCGGCGGATGGGGCGAGGTCGATGATGACTAGTGCAACGATTTACATCGCACTGATCGTCGCGGTCAATTACGGCTTCAGCGTTGTGCCGCTGGTGCCTGTGCTGGGCGAGATGTTTCCACCAATGAGTTTAGCAGTCGGCCTTGTATTTGTCGCACGCGACTATGCCCAACGAGCTATTGGGCATCGTGTGTGGTGGGCAATGGCGGCAGCAGGGGTGCTTTCCTACCTGATGGCGGACCCGTTTGTTGCTGTTGCTAGCGTTGTAGCTTTTGCGGTTAGTGAAGCGGCAGACTGGGGCGTTTATTCCTACACCAAAAAGCCCTTTGCCCAGCGAATACTAATTTCAAGTGTCGTTAGCACCCCGCTCGACAGCGCGGTGTTCCTGCTGATGATCGGCCATTTTAGTTGGGTTGGCTGCGCGTTGATGACTGTCGCGAAGCTGATCGGTGCCGTCGTCGTCTGGCATTTAGTGAGGCGTCGTGATGTATCTTAGCGGCAAAGCGGTGGCCGATCCGCGCATCGGCGTAATGCTTTCTTACAACGCGGGCAAACAACGGGTCATCGGCCACAAATGTTGGGCGGCTGACAACGGTTGTTTCTCACAACCAAAAAAATATTCAGACGACGGGTTTTTAAGCTGGCTCGATCAAATTGACCGCACGGGTTGTTTGTTCGCAGTGGCCCCGGATGTTGTCGCAGATGCCGCAGCCACGCTAGACCGCGCCGCTCCTATGCTGCCAAAAATCAGGCGGCTGGGATTTGCTGCGTCACTTGTAGGCCAGGACGGCGCAACCCCTGCCAGCCTGCCGTGGCCAGACTTCGATGCGCTTTTTATCGGCGGCAGCACGCGTTGGAAACTATCCGGCGCAGCGGCCGATCTTATTTTGGAAGCAAAGCGGCGCGGCAAACATTGCCACATGGGACGGGTAAATTCTTGGCAGCGTATTCGCGCCGCTGCCGTGCTTGGCTGTCACAGCGTGGACGGCACGTTCATTGCATTTGGGCCAGATAAAAACACAGCCATCGTTGTTGATTGGCTTGATCGTTTGAACCGTCAACAGAGTTTGTTTAGCGGGATGTGCGGCGGTTGGGGCGAGGTTAAGGATGAAGAAAACACATTGGTTAGCTGAAGAAGTAAAAGCAATTCGCCTGCAAAAAGGGCTGTCGATGATGCACGTCGCCGCTGGTGCGCTTGTGCATCCCAACACGATACAGCGCTACGAGGCCGGAGATTCATCAATGAGTATTGAGAGTGTTGAGCGTGTTTTGAAGGTTCTCGGTTACGAACTCGAAGCAATTTCAATTGAGAAATGAGAGCGCTTTGTGCGGTCTGTTTTCGAGGTGAAAAGGGATTTGGTTTTGACCCGTCATTAAAGGGTCTAAGTGGGCCGCGGCGATATTTTTGTAGCCGTGGGCATCAATTGTTGTGGACAAGGAGAGGGGTAGTGACTGATTGGACAGACAAAGAGAACGAAATTTTGTTTGAAGGAATTAAAGCCGGCGGCGCTTACCTGGATGAGTTAGGCAAGACGGACTTAGGGGTGTTGAGCAAAGAGGAATTAATCACGTTTGCGCAGTGTCTTTTAAAAACCGTGACCGAAGAACGGTTACGCGATGTTGACGAACTGAACGACGAGATACCTTTTTGATGGAGCGAAACCATCAAATAGTCGGTTACAACTCTCGCGGTGATCGCCAGCGCGATGACTATTACGCAACTCCGGCAGCAACTACCCGCGCACTTTTGTCGGTCGAAAGTTTTGAGGGCGACATTTGGGAGCCAGCGTGCGGCGAGGGACATATTAGCAAGGAACTAAAACGCGCCGGTTACAACGTTGAAAGCACTGATTTAATTGATCGTGGTTTTGGCACTGGCCGCGTTGATTTTTTATTAGAGCATCGGCGGTGCGACAACATCGTTACCAATCCGCCTTACAGAAACGCATTGGACTTTGTGGCGCACGCGACCTTTTTAGCGGAGCGCAAGGTCGCGATGCTGCTCAAGTTAAGTTTTTTAGAAGGTGTCGAGCGCGCTACATTTTTTGAGAACAAGCCGCCGGCACGGGTCTGGGTGTTCAAGCGTAGGCAGGCGCTGATGAAAAACGGCGTGGAGCAAGGTGCCGGCATGATGACGTTCGCATGGTTTGTTTGGGAAGCAGGACATGACGGTGCGCCAGTGGTGGGCTGGATTGGATGAAACCGGTCAGCGGCGAAGACATAGCGCGCGCAATGGAGTTCTTTGGCCCCGTCAACTGGTCACTATCATCGCCGCAAGAAATACGGTTTGGCCGCAAGGGGTCTATTGCGTTCAATCGCGACGAACAGACTTACTATGATTTTGAGATTGAGCAGGGCGGTCACCTCGACCAGCTGCTACCGGAGATAAAACCGGCACCCAACTGCATCGAGTTAGTTGTCGAGAAATATGATTACGTCGATGAGGATGGGGCGCTGCTGTATCAACAGCGGCGATATGAGCCGAAGCGTTTTATGCCGCGCGCACCTGACGGGCAGGGCGGATGGCGCGAGGGGCATGGATGCCTGGATGGTATTCGGCGCGTGCCGTATTGCCTGCCGGAAATACTGGCAGCTGATGAAATTATTGTTTGTGAGGGTGAAAAGGATGCGAACGCAGCGCGCGCGTTAGGTCTGTGCGCAACGTCGAAGGGCGCTGGCGCATGGGCGGATATGGCCCATTTGCTTGCCGGCAAGCGCGTCTACGTTGTGCCGGACAATGACAAGGGTGGCGCTACCCAGGCACGTAAGGCGTTCGATGCGTTGGTCACGGTCGCCGATAGCGCAAGCTATTGCGATATCACGAAGGGCATGGGCGACAAGGCCGATCTCGCTGATTGGCTGGCGGTAAATGATCCGGCTACGCTTATGGACGTGCTGCATAGTTTTGAGTCGCGACAGCGCGTGACGGCGTCACAGTTTCGAGCGTTTGAGATGGCTGCGGTTGAGCCACGCAAGTGGCTCTACGGCAAACATTTAATACGCGGGTATGTATCGGCGACCGTGTCGCCCGGTGGTGTAGGTAAGACGACGCTGGAGCTAACGGACGCGATCGCGCTGGCAACCGGGCGCAATTTGATGGGCGCGCGCGTGCCGGAGCGCGTGAAGGTCTGGCACTATAATCTTGAGGATCCGCGGGACGAATTAATGCGGCGCGTCTGGGCAATCTGCCGCCAGTTTGACATTGACCCCGTAGAGCTTGAAGGCTGGCTGTATCTGGATTCGGGTCGCGATTGCAAAATGGTGGTAGCGGAGCCTGCGGACGGGCTGGTAGTTGCAACGCCGGCTGTGGGGCAAGTGATTGCGGAGATGGAGAAGCGCGACATATCCGTGCTGCAAGTGGATCCCCTGGTAAAATCACACTACGCGGAAGAGAACGACAACAAGCAGATCGATGCGGTACTCGATGTCTTTGGCGACATAGCCAAGCGCTGCGGTGCCGCGATCGATCTTGTGCATCATACCCGCAAGCCCCCGCAGGGATTTGTCGCCGTTGCCGGTGATATTAACACTGCGCGAGGCGCCGGCGCTTTGGCCGGTGCCGTGCGAGCCGCGCGGACGGTGACACCTATGTCTGATAAGGAAGCGGACGGGTTCGGCATCGAGCATTCGAGGCGCGCCTGGTATGTGCGCGTCGACGATGCAAAGGGGAACATGAGCGCGCCGGCAGGCGAGGCAATATGGTTTGAACGTCATAGTATTGAGTTGGGACAGGGCGACTACGTCGGTGCATTGGCACCGTGGACGCCACCGGATCCGTTTGATGGGCTGGGCATCGATCGGTGTCAGCGTGTGCTGTGGCAGATTGATGCCGGCAGGGACGATGAGCAGCGCTATCTGCTGACCAACAAAAGTAATTCGCCGCGGTGGGCTGGGCAGTTGCTGGTCGATGAAGGCATAAACAGGGCGGCCGCTAGGGCGGTATTGAAGGCATGGACAGAGAGCGGATTGCTGTTCATGGACAACTATCACAATCCGGTCAGGCGTAAACCGGAGGACGGTTTATTTGTCGATCTGGGCAAAATGCCGGGCAATTCACATGGTTAGTTTGGGGCGCACTTTGGGGCGCACTTGGGGCGCAAAAGGTGCGCGAACGAAAAAAACCGT